GTCAGCCCCATGACTTCGAAATGATCGCTCTGGCCGAATCTGTCGGCACCCTACCCGCAGCCCTTGTCTGGACTGGCCTGACTGGCGCCATCACTACACTGTGGATCTGGATTGCCAGACAGTTCCGGCAGCAGGCCTCGAAATTAGAGGACTGCGAGGAAGACCGAGCCAAACTCTGGCAGGCCATGGTGATCCTATCCCAGCACGTTGACGGCATCGACATCCGGGAGCTTGTGGCCATCAGGGACAGGCCGCTTTCTCCCCGGAAGCGCCACCGGGATGATCCGCCCAGCGGGCAGGCTCCGGCGGTGGTTTGACGCATACGCACTTGCGTAGCAGAAAAGTTTGGACGGGCGTGATGGCGTCCGGCATGGTGGTCGCATGCACCGTGATTGCATCGACACCACTACCTCCGCAGGCCGCTCCGCCAGACTCGCCATCGACGAGTTCGCAGAAGCGGGACGCCAATGGGACGCCGCAGTAGCATCCCGCGACAAAAAAGCCATCCGAATGGCCGGCTATGCCTTGGAGCAAGCCGAAGAAACCCGACGCATGTCCATCAGCTACTACCTCACCTACTACGCCACACACCAAGTATGAACGACATCGACAAACTCGCGGACTACCGTGCCGCCACCGCCTAATCCAAACCACCGCATCACATGCCAGAACTCACAATCGCCCGATACCGCTTCCGCATTGCTGCCGCCCGCGTGGCCGCAGCCGAAGCGGAAAACGACGCCGCCGCGCTCTCCCGATGGGAGGCAACGCTGGCCGAATGCACCAAAGCTCTCACCGCAGCCCTCACAATCCCATGAACGACATCGAAAAGCTGAACGACTACCGGGACGCCATTGCGGCAGTCCGCATGCCAAAACTGGCCGACCGGATGCTCGCCGAATACATGGAGGGCGCACGCCGGAAGGCGCTGGCAGAAATCGACTGCGCCACCGAGATGCGCAACCCAACCCGGGTGACGGAGATCCTGAGCAAGCAGGACGCCAAGGACCGTGGAATGGTTCCGGTGGGTTGCTGTGGGGCGAAGGACGCATGGTGGCACAAGCCTATCATCAGAGACATGGAACGCGGAAACATCACCCACGCCCTCGTCCGCGAAGGAAAGGGCGAGGACGTTTCCGTCTGGAGAGTCCCGAACGCATCGTGGGTTCCGCCTACACTCCTGCCAGACGAAGAAGAATAACCCCAACCAAATCCAATCCCATGAACTCCCCGCTATTCCCAACCGCCCCCGTCGAAGTCGCCCTCGTTTCTCAGGAAACCCCTGAGGTTCTCACTGGCCCGATGCCAGTCTCTCTGGAACTCATGCCCCGCGCCGACGGGGCTGAACGGTTCGCGCCGCTCATCGCCCGCATCGATGGAGCCGAAGCGCAGGCTATGAGCATCAAGATCAGTGACGACGACAGTCCGGAGATCATCAAGGCCAAGGCTGCCCAAGCCCGCCGCCTCCGGCTCGACATCTTCCGCCCGTCGCGAGTCGAAGCGGACAAGCTGCACGCAGACCTCAAAGCCGGCGTGCTGGAGATCGGGCGCAAACTCGACAAGGCCCGCGCAGACTTCCGGTCCCGGTGTGAACGCATCGAAGACCACCTCGCCGGAGTCGAGAACGAACTGAAGCGCCGGGAAGAGCAGGCCGCCGCCGCCCGCCTCGCAGAACGGCAGGCCGCAATTGCGCCGTATGCCATCCCCGGACTTCCGCTGCCGCCATGGCCGGACGACGAAGCCGGCTTTGTGGAGGTGCTGGGAACCCAGAAGGAACTGCGCATTGCATGGGACAGTGAGCAGAAGCGGAAGGCCGCCGAGGCAGCAGCCGAAGCCGAGCGGAAGCGCAAAGAAGCAGAGGAAGCCGAGCGCAAACGCCAGGCGGAACTTGAGGAAGCCCGGGCAGCCAAGGCCAAGGCCGACGCCGAGCGCCGCGCCGCCGAGGAGAAACTGGCCGAGGAACGCACCAAGGCGGAAGCGGAGCGCAAAGCCGCAGCCGAAGAGCAGCGCAAACGCGATGCCGAAGCCGCCGCCGAACGCCGACGCATCGAAGCGGAGCGTGAAGCGGAGCGCAAAGCCGCTGAGGAAGAGCTACTCAAGAAATCCAAGGCCATGGCCGAACGCCTCGCCGCGCACCAGAACGCACTCGGCAAACTGCCAGACGCCGCCCGCGGACTAGCCGCCGCGCTCCGGGATGTCATGCCGGACCTCTCCGGGGACTACGCCGCCGCAGCCGTTGCCGCGCTTGCGTATTACGACGAGATTGCCGCCGAACTCTGAGCCCTCACCCTGTCGCCATATGGACCCCAAAGAACTCGACACCTTCGACACCCTCGACACGCAGGACCTCGCGTGGCCCCGCACCATCTTGGAGCGGTTTGGCTGCCTCATGCTCGCGCTCTGTTTTCTCTGGCTGGGACTGGCCGGAATCTGGCAGACCGCTGAACTCATTCTCTCCGCACTGCCATGAGCCACATCGAAAAAACCACCCGCCCTCTTGTCCGGCATATTTGTGGTTACTGCGCTCCGGGATACCTCAAACTTGCCTCTGCCGTCAATCCGGCAAAAACGGACTGGTGCGTGAAATGCACACATAGAGCCGAGGGGATAGACCGCGAAGTCATAAAATCCGGATGGCGAGGCTTAACAATTCTCGAAGGAACCACGAAATGAGCCACATCGCCAAAGCAATCCACGCAATGCAGTCCGCCGGGCTGGTCTGCGTCAAGTACCGGAAAAACGATTCGCTGCATGCCAAATACGCCACGCTGGCCGACATCTGGGAACTGCTGCGGCCGCACCTGACCGACCACGGTCTGGCAGTCTCATTCCGTCACGGAGCAATCCGGGAAGTCGGCACGCAGATCGTGCAGGGCATGACGGTTCGCATTGTCCATGCCGCATCCGGTGAGGTTGAGGAATGGGCGGGGGAATACCCGATGCCTGAAGGAAACCGCGGAGTCAATTTCGCCCAGCGGTTTGGGTCCGCCACCACCTACGCCCAGCGGTACGCCCTGTGCGCAGCCTTCGGCGTGGCCACCGGGGACGACGACGACGCCCGCCGCGCCGCCAGTCAGGTAGGCCGCGCAGCCGGCGCGACGGTTTCCAGCAATCCGGACAACTGGCCGGCATTGATGGACGGCGCATGGGCTGACGCGCCCACGCCGGACGGTTCCGCCACGCTCGGGGACATCGACCACCGCGCCCGTCTGGCCCTCTGGAAATCCAACCCGGACCACGCTGGCTTGCTGGCCTACGTTGCCGACTGGATCGTGGGCAGGCTGGAAAACTCCGGATCCTCCTGGGCACAGTGGACCGAGGAAGCCGGCGGAACTTGGCCGGATGGCATCGACCAGTGCAGTCCGGACGAACTTCGCGCCGCCGCACGCGCAATCTTCGCCGCATCCAAGTCATGAAAGACTTCCAGCCATACTTCGACCCGACCAGCCGACTGGCCGCGTTCAGCCCGGCCCGCCTGCGGAACTACTACGACATTCCGGAGGAGCAGTATCACGCCCTGCCAGCCGTCAGCGCCTCGACGCTCAAGCCGGCCACACCAGGCCACATGCTCGACCAACTCACCACGCCCGAGGTGGACGTGTACGATTCTCCAAGCCGCGCCGAAAGCTTCACGATGGGCCGACTTGCCCATTGGGCCGCACTCGAACCGCACAAATTGGACCCGGCCAACCACCTCGAATGGATGGTGGCCAGTCCGACCGATGGACTGGGAACCAAAGCCGCCCGCGCCACGCGAGACGCCAACCCCGGCAAGCTATTGGTAACCCCCGACCACATTGCCAAGGCTGCCGCACTCCTCCGCGCCATTCGTGGTCACGCCGAAGCGCAGCACTGGTTGACGATCCCGGCCCTCAACGAAGCCAGCGGAGTCATCCGGTCGAACGGTTTCTGGCGCAAATGGCGCACCGACCGCATAGCCATCGACCACTCTGCCGTCATCGACGTGAAGACCACGCGCCACAACGTCGCTGGCCAGCGTGGCGTGAAGCAGTGGATTTCCGAATGCTGGGAACGTGGCTACTGGATACAGGCCGCCTGGTATCTCCACCACCACGAACTGGCCACCGGATTCCGGCCCGCCCGGTTCGTCTTTGTGGTGGTCAGCACAACCGCGCCGTTCCATGCCCGCGCCTTCGAGGTGGAGAACACGCCGACCGACGCCGCGCACTATCACCCGGACATGCCACTGGCGAAGGCCCGCCGGATTCTCGGGCTGGACCCCGGCGAGGAGGGTATCACGCGCCTCGACATGTTTTTGCGCAGCGCCCGCGAAACCGCAGCCGAGCAGGCAGCCGGCCGCCCGCTTACCCCGGAAATCCTGCGCCAACTCTGGCCCATCACCGAAGACGACGCGGGCGCCATCCATATCAACCTCCCACCCATCTTCTGATTATGCCACCGAAACCAAAAACACCACCACCAATGGAACCAACCGAACCCGCGGCCCAGCCGCCCAATGCTCTGCCGTTCATCCCGGACATCATCAGCCGTCAGGCCGACTGGCCGGAGCGGAAGGAAGTCTGCGGCCTTTCTGTGCCGCTCACGGAATCCGAGATGATCGAAGAGGCCCACAAACTCACGGACAACCTAAGCCTCGCGGACCAGATCCGAAGCGAAGCCAAGGCAGCGAGCGACCAGTTCAAGGCCCGCCTTGAGGAAACGCAGTCCGCCATCAACCGCAGCCGCATCCTGATCGACCGGGGCGCCGACACGCGGGCGGTGGAGTGCGTCTGGATCTGGGAAACCGCCGGGACCGACGAGAGCGGCAGCATGATCGTGGACCCCGACCGCCGCACGCTGGTCAGGACCGACACATGGGAAGCGATTCGCCACGAACGGATCCCGGAAGAAGACAGGCAGTTGACCATGTTCAACGACGAGGAACTTACCGATGAAGGAGGTGCTGAATGAGCCCAAAACTAAGACCCGATGACATTGGGTGGTGGTGGGTGCGGCAGACTACAAAATGGAAAGCCGTACACTGGAAATGTTTTGAGGTGGTTTTGCAACCATGGGATCCAGAGCCGGATTATGCGGATGAAATACTCACAATCCAAGCCGCATGCTGGATCCGTGCCGACAAAGTAAATACGGGCATTGGCATCATGGATGGATCGCAGTGGTTTCCGGCGGTGCCTCCATCATGGTCGGAAGGAGGTGCCGAATGAACCAGCATGTAATTACGATACTGGCCTACACAGCCATGGAGGGCAGTTACCACATGCCCTACCACCCGAGCGCCCACGGAATCCCGTGGCATCCTGCGCCCAACCAACGGAAACGGCGTAAACAGCATCGCCAGACGCGCCCGCATGGATGGAAGGGAGGTGCGGAATGAAACGCGCCAAAGTTCAACTGATCGTTCGCATGGTATCTCCCGGACTCCCGGCGGAACAAATGACCATCGAAAACGAATTCCCGTACCACGACGCCCGCCTCCGCTACCACGAACTACTGCGACAGGCGTTCAAAGCCTCGCAGGCAACAATGGCCAGCACGCCAACCGATGCTTTCACGGCCACGGAAGGAGGTGCCGAATGACACTTCAGCAGGTTCTGCAAGTCATCGCCGTGGCCGCCGGCGCATACTGCGCTTTGGACATGGCCCGCACGATCAAGCGCCAACGCGACCGCATCCACCAACTCCGGCAGGCCTTGTTCGACATCTACCACACGATGGAGGTTCCGCAGTCAGTCCGGGAACAGGCACTTATCGCCATCAAGAAAGGAGGCCAGTCATGATTCCGGCCCCCCAAGACACTTGGCCAAATTGCAGTCCCGACAGATTCCGGGAAATCTGCGGAGAACTGGCAGCCATCTACACCGCCATTCATGCCGGGAAGAGAATCGTCTGGCGGGATCGGGACAATGAACACTGGAAGGACATCACCCAAGGACCAACCGTTGCGTGCATTTTCAGCGGCAGAAAATTCGTAATCTACGCCGAAGAGCCGGAAACCGTGTGGGCAATCCGCAGCGCATCCGATCCGGGGCTTTTCCACACCACCACTGATGAATCTGTGGCCAAAGGTTGGCGCGACGATGGCCTGACCGTCTACGGGTACGAACTCGCCGGAACCTCATTCCGCACGCTATGACCGCAGCGCCGCCAGCCAGCCGATTCCTCGTTCCTCCTGCGTGGCCGGACTGGTGGTCTGCGCCTCCGACCCCGTCGCCGCGCAGGACGGCGGCGGGGCTATGCCTTTTCCGGGCCGTCCCGATCAATCTCCCGGATGAAGCCCGGTTCCGCATTTGGTGGAAGACCTACGGCGGAGCCATGACCCGCGCCGGGTGGGGACTCAATAGCTGGAACGACAAGACGACGTTGCAGCAGTGGCTCACCATCGACGGCTGCCTGACGCCCGTCACGCTGGAGAAGATTGCCCGCCTCGACGCCCGCCGCGCCGAGCAGGCCACCGGGACGCTGGACCTCCCGGAGCCGGAACTTGTGCTGGACCCGCTGCCGCATGACCTCGAAGGGAAGCTGCGAGGGTATCAGGTGATACCAGCCCGCCAGCTATTCCGCTCCCTGACCCACGGGAAGCAGGAATGGGGATACCCCGGAGCCGTGGATTTTTCTGACATGGGGACCGGGAAGACGTACATGGGACTGGCCGCCGCGCTGGCCACAGGCCGGAAGGTGGTCGTCCTCTGCCCGGTCGTGGGCCGCGCCGGGTGGGAGCGTGCATTCCAGCATTTCGGGACAGAGCCGCACTTCATCGGAACCTATGAGGGACTCCGGAGCGGCAACCGCCCGCACGTTGTCGCCCAGCGCGATGACGGAACCTTTGTGTGGCAGTCGCCGGACGACATCATTCTCATTCTCGACGAGGCGCAGGCCCTCCGGCATGACGACACGCTGAACGTCGCCCTCTGCTCCGGAGCCGTGAGGCAGGGCATTCCGATCATCGCCGCCTCCGCCACCATCGCCATCGACCCCCGCGAATTCCGATTCGCCGGCCGCATTGTCGGACTGCACGACGGAGCCGAGGACTGGAACCGCTTCCTTGTGCGGCATGGGTGCAGCAAGCCGAAGGGATCAAAGACATGGAAATGGGACGGAGACTTCTCCGCGCTGGCCCGGATCAATGCCAAACTCTTCCCGCGCCGGGGCTGTCGGGTCCGCAAGCAGGACCTCGGGGAGGAATGCCCGGAGACTTCCATCACCGTGCTTCCCATCCGCTGCGCAGCCGGCGAACGCATCGCCCAACTCTGGAACGACACCGAAGCCCACCTCGCCCGCCTCCGCGGAACCCGGCAGTATGAGATCGAATGGAGACGCTGCCGCATGAGGATCTGGCAGGCCGCCGAGAAAGCCCTAGTTGAACCCATCGCGGAGCGGATCCGCGCCGACATCCGCGGAGGCCGCAGTGTTGCCGTGTTCGTGAGCTTCACGGAAACCCGCACGGCATTGGCCAAGATGCTCAACACCAACGCGGGCTTCTATGGTGGCCAGCCGCTGGCCCGCCGTCAATACTTCGAGCGGCAGTTTCAAGCGAACCGGGAATTCCTGCTCATCAATCAGATCGGAGCAGGCGGGGCCAGCGTCAGCCTCCACGACACCACAGGCGACCGACCCCGCAGCGCCTACATTTTCCCCTCGGACAACCCCGTCCACATGCGGCAGGCCACCGGACGGGTGGACCGGGTGGGCGGCGTGACCGCCTCCGAGCAGTGGATCCCCTGCGTGCAGGGCACGATTTCCGAGAAGATGGTGGAGCGAGCCAGACGGAAAATGCTGGGCTTCGACACCATCAACGACGGATCCGCAGCAACTCAACAATTCTGAACCATGAAACCCACGCACATCATCGGAATCGACAACGGCATCACCGGGGGCCTCGCGCTTCTCAATATGGCCGGCGCCCTCATCACCGCGACCACCATGCCAACCTGCTTCGACAGGCACCTCAACGCGAACCGCATTTTCCCCACCATGCTCCTAAACTGTTTGAAAACTCTGCACAATGACGCCGCCTACAAAGATCACGTTATGCGCCCACCTCGGGACTTGAAAATCCTCGTCGCCATCGAACTTTGCCCGCGCCACAGCCGCAGCAAAAACGCAATGAGATCCATGGCCATCTCATGGGGACTCGCCATTTCCACCATTGAACTGGCCGGATATGAATGGACATCCGCCAACAGCGGGAACTCGAAAGCATCGTGGCAACGATGCCTACTGGGACGCCTCGAAAAAGATCAGACAAAGCCCGCAGCCATAGCACTGGCCCGCGAACTCTGGCCGCACGAATCATTCATTCCGCAAAGATGCCGCAAGCCCGACACCGGGATGGTCGATGCAGCCCTGATCGCCGAACACATTCGCCGCATCCACCTATGAACGACCGAATTCCCGCCGGACTATGCGTCATCCTGTGCTTCCTGTGCTTCCTGCTCGGGGCCGTGTTTGGCGTTGGCCTGCTATTCCATGAAGCCGCCACCCGCGGCGGAAACCCCACCACCAAATCAGAGTGATGCACTGGGCACAATGCTTGGCACGCACGCGCCGCGCCCCCATGATGGTCATGCCGGGAAACCACAGCAGTCCGGAAGTGCATTTCTGGGCTGGTCGATACCCCGGCAAAATCGGGTGGCTCATTGGCCCAACCGCAGCGCCGAAGACAAAGCTGCGCACATGGATGCCATTCGCATTGGATAACGACGCATTCACCGCATGGACAACCCAGCAGCCATGGAATGAACAGGCGTGGCTCGACATGCTTTCCCGCATTCGCCAGTCCAATCTCCGGCCGCAATGGGTGCTGGTTCCCGACCAAGTCGCAGACGCCGAAGCCACGCTGCGTCTGTGGTCCGTATATGCTCCCGTGGCCGCACGATATGGCTGGCCGTTGGCGTTTGCGGTACAGGATGGCATGACCCCCTCCGACGTTCCGCCGGCTGCTGACGTAGTTTTTGTGGGAGGCACCAGCCGCTGGAAATGGTCAACAGTCGAATCATGGGTGGCCACTGGCCGACCCGTGCATGTTGGCCGCGTCAACACGGTCGAACTACTGGAAACGTGCGACCGCCTAGGCGTGCAGTCCGCAGACGGAACCGGATGGTTCCGTGACCCGACACGACCAGACAAAATGCTGGCGCTGCATCAATTCATCGAAGGCCGCCGCACCACTCAAATTCCGTTGCTGTAATGAAACGTGTCCGCATGACGCTCAAGGAAGACTGCGAAGCCGAACGCACAAGCCTACGCGGTTACGTAGGATTGCAAGCTGGCGCAGTCGTCACCGTCGTGGACCGTGCCGCAGATCAGGACGGCAGAAATGTCCCTGATCCCGAAGCCGTCGCCATCACGGCAGGCGGTTCCGAAGTCTACATCCCAACCAAGAACCTGACACGCCTATGAACATCCACGACCACTACGAACCCGACGCCCCCACGCACGAGGAACGGGAGCATGGCCTCTTCATCATAGACGTTCCGCTTACCTACCATGAAAGGCTTGAACACGCCGGGCAGAATGGCGATGTCCGAGCTGACTTCGAGCTTTGGTGGCGCACCATTGGCAGGGAAATCCCTGACCGCCTCCACCTCGCCAAGAAGGCGTGGCTGTGGACATGCTCGCCGCGCCTTATGGATGAGGTTATCGCCTGCCCGCTCAAGAGCGAGACGGACAACAAATGGATGGCGTGGTATGTGTTCAGCGCCGGATGGGCGGTGGCGACCCTCGAAACAGAATTGGAACTGGCGCAGGTGCCATGCATCTGCCAGTCCGAGAAGGGAGGTGCAGCGTGAGTCTCAAGGTGCCATCCCCAACCCGCTCCGCCACATGGCGAGAGACGGAAACCAAACTCTGCCGCGTATGCCTGGAGCCGATGTGGCCCAGTCCGAAAGCCACCCGGTCATCGTGGGACCGCAAGCAGACCTGTGGCGCACTCTGCCAAGGACGCCTTTCCGCCGAAGCGTGCCGCATTGCGGCCGGAACCAACCACTACCGAATCAAATGACAGCCGAAGAAATACTCACCAGGGCGCTGCACGCCATCAAACGGAGCGGCACCGAATACGACACCAGCGGGACCGGAGCGAAGCGGGAACGCAGCGCGGCCCGAATTGCCCAACTATTCGGGCGGCACACAGGAATCATACTGACCAACGAGCAGGTCTGGTGCTTCCTGCAATGCGTGAAGCTTGCCCGCTTGGAAGCGACTCCGAGCCACGAGGACAGCCTTGTGGACCTGCTGGCATACCGGGCGCTTGAGCTTGAGGAATTGAGCGGAGGAGGTGCCGAATGAGTGTCTGCGCTTACTGCGGCGAGGAAATTGAGGACGGCCAACCAACGGTTCCGGATCCATGGGGAGGCGCTGGCGACCGGATGCACATCGGTTGCGCTGCGGAAGATCAGGACGGCTGCGACATTGATCTGGAAAGGGGGGACTCATGAAATGCTCTCACTGGCCCCGCGGATTCCGCCGCTGGGGAGTCTCCTTGAACGGAAACGGAATCTCCTGCTACGCCATGGCCAGCACCAAGGCCGACGCCATCCGCGCCGTCCGCAGCCATGGACTGAAACCCGGCCCCAAAGCCTACGCCAGCCCGGACGGAAACCGGATCGCGGATGGCAACGGCGGGTGGATTTCACAGGCGGAACTGCTGATGCCATGACCCCCGAGGAACTCATCCGGCTTATGGAGGCCGCCGCCACCCACCGCTACACCGTCCGCGTTGCTCCGGACGGGACGGTTGAGATGCGGCCCGGTAAAGGCACCAGCGCCGAGCGGACGGCCGCGTGGAGACTGCGCCGCTCAGTGCCACCACCGGAACCGCCTCCCGTCGAGGAGCAGGTTCCCAAGCCGAAGCGCACCACCTACGGCCCGGAGCCGGAAGCATGTACTATTAGCCCGCCGGAATGCGTAGGCCCACAGGTGCTGGCAGCGTGGAAGGAATGGCAGACTTACCGTCAGAACCGCGCATCCCACCCGACCAGCCGCCTGCGGCTTCCATGGACCGCACAGGCCGCCCGCCTGTCCGCCAACTCGGTGGAGGCATTCACGCAATCCCATGGCCCGCAGATCGTGGCCGACCGCATCACCGCAGCCATTGCCGGAAACTGGCAGGGCTTGAACCTCCACAAACTGGAAACCCATGCAAACTATCGCCCAGAGAATCGCCAGCCTACAAGAAACGTGGCAGCAACGCCCAGAGCAAACCCGGCCGCCCTCGACGGGGACTTCCTCCCCACCGACTTTTGACGGGTTCCAAACGTTCGACGACCCGGTCCTCCGCAAGATGCGGAAGTGGGGGGAACGGTACGCGGCCGCCATCATCCACCGCCAGCCGCCAATCTGGTTGACCCTGTACGGACGCGCCGGAGCCGGGAACGGAACCGGGAAGACGCTACTGGCCACCATGATTCTCGACGCAGTCAGACCGCACCTGCGCAGCACCACGCCAACCAAATTCCTCAACTGGCCGGACACCGCCGCCCGATGGCAGGAACACACAGACATCCGCCGGCGCATCGACATTGCCCGCGAGGCTGAGGTGCTGGTCATCGACGACGCCGGCGCCGAACACCGCACACATGCCACCATCGGGCTGTTTTACAATCTGTTGAACTTCCGCCTTGGAAAGTGGACAATCATTACCACCAACCTGCCCACCTCCGAGTGGGACCAAGCGGACACCAGGATCAGCAGCCGCATGCACCGCGGCGGTTCCGTGATCCTCGAATGCGAAACCACAGACTATGCCCTCCGATGCCCTCCGTAAAACGTAAGGTCGCCCCGAAGCTACTCCTTGGCCCAGAGCATCCGTTGCAGGACCGATTTACGGAAGCGTTTGTCCAGCACCTCCTTTCCAATCCAGAGATGGGCGATGCCGAGGTTTACCGGGAGGTGGCCAATGACACCACGCTTGAGCCGCACCACCGCCGGAGCGCCAAGCTGATTCTCATGCGCCCCGAGGTAGCCGCCCGCATTCATTGGCTCAAGGAAAAGCAGGCATCGCGCAGCGAGATCAGCCGAGACGAACTCCAAAGCTTTTTCGCAGCCGTCATCCGCACGCCGATTGCGGAAGTCACGCCGGAACACCGCATTGCCCACAAGGTCGAGTATCATGAAAACGGCGCGGTGAAGCGGGTGGAGATGCCGGACAAGCTGGCAGCCGCTGGCCACCTCATGCGGATGAACGGATGGGACAAGGCGCAGACCGAAGGCCCGTCACTGCACGCGGCGGAAATGGTCGTCTTCGCCGTGGTCAAGGGAACGTATCAGCCGACATGAGCGCCGATCAATACACCCATTGGATAGCCGGACACTATCCCACGACGGAATCCGCAAGCCTGCAATGCGCGGAGGCAACGCTGGCGCTTGTCATGGCGTTTCCTGAACTTCGCCGCGTTCGGGGTCATGCGATGGTAGGCGTCCACCTCCGTCCGCATTGGTGGTGCGTGACGCCGGAAGGGGGCGTCGTCGACCCAACGGCGCATCAGTGGCCGACTACCCCGGTGTTCTACGAACCATTGCCTGATGGCGCAGAAGATCCGCACGGCAGGTGCCTGCATTGCGGCAGCCTTCTCTTCCGATCCAACGGAGCGGGTTCCTATTTGTGCGAGGACTGCAACCCATGACCCCCGCAGAACGAGAATTCGCCAGCCGCCTCCAGAGCCGGGAATGGAGGCTGGCCAACCTGTACCAGATCCGGGACGCCTCCGGACAGCTGGTTCCGTTCGTGCCGCGCCCGGAGCAGTGGCGATTCCTCACGACCCGCCATAACCGGAACTTCGTGCCGAAAGCCCGGAAGCTGGGGATCAGCACCGCCATCGTCATCGACAACCTCGACGCCTGTATCTGGACGCCGGGAGGAATCCACGCCGCCCACATCGACCTCACCCAAGTGCATGCCGAGGGGAAGATCGACATCGCCAGCACGGCATGGACGGCAGGCCCGCAGCACCCGCGCCGGGAGATCGGCACCCTATGGCGCTGGATCCACAAGGCCAACCCGCTTCTAAAGCAGAATGCTTCGACGCTGGAATGGAGCAACGGCAGCAAGCAGGAGGCGGGAGTGAGCTTTGTGGGCGGCACACCGCAGCGCCTGCACTGGTCAGAGGCTGGCCCGTTGTCAGTGGAGAACCCGCAGAAGGCCGCGAGGATTCGCCGCCAATCGCTGAATGCCGTTCCAACCGGAGGCCGCATCGACATCGAAACTACGATGGAGGGCGGAACCTACGGCGAGGCCTACGCCCTGTTCAAGGACGCCCTGTCTACCCACGGCCAGCCGCTCACCGCAGAGGACTGGCAGTTCTGGTTCTTCCCATGGTACGCCCACCCGGATTACGTGCTGGAATCCGGCCCGAACTGGGTCGCCCCGGCGGAGCAGGCTGCCTACTTCGAGCAGCTTGGTACGGAGCATGGCATCCAGCTCACCCGCGCACAACAAGCATGGTACGTTGCCCGCGCCCGCGTGCAGGGACCGGACATGTTCACCCAGTTCCCCAGCACTCCCGACGAGTGCATCCGCAGCGTGGTGGCCGGACAAATTTATCCGCAAGTCACACAGGCCCGCGCCAAAGGCCGAGTGATGCAACTGGACCCCGAACCCGGCGTGCCGCTCCTGACCGTGTGGGACATCGGGATTGCCGACGCAGCCGCCGCGTGGCTTGTGCAGGTCATGCCCAACCAGATTCTGTGGCTCCGGCACTACGAGCAGACCGGGACCGGGGCCGCGCAGACCGCCGACCAGATCCGCGCATGGTCCCAAGAGATGGGCCGCCCCATCGCGCTGAACCTGTTCCCTCACGACGTGGACACCAGAGACAGAGGGTCCGGTCTGTCCTACCGCAGCCAACTGGTGGCCGCCGGCATTCCCGACATCAGCATCCGCACGGTGCCGAGAGTCAGCAATATCTGGCTCGGAATCGGGGAACTCCGGAAGGTTCTCTCGCGCTCCTACTTCGACAAGCGCACCGACGTGCCACGAATCTCCGAGACTGGCGCAGACCTGCCATCCGGACTGGGCTGCCTTGAGAACTACCGCCGGAAGGTGGAGGGCGGCCGGGAAATCCCGGTGCATGACCATTGCTCCCACACCGCCGACGCCGCCCGACAACTCGCGCAGGCCATGGCCGATGGGCTGCACCTCTACGACCCAGCGCCCCTGGCATCCGCCGGACCCGTCCGCGTCACCCGCTACCAATGACGCCCGCGGAAACCGCCATGGCCATGCACGAGAACACGCCGGGAGTCGGATTTGCCGACGCCATGGCCGCCCACCTATCCCATGGGTTGATCCTCTCCACGGCCACCGCATTCGTCATGGCCCGCCCGGTGGGGGGCTGGCAGCAGATGGCCGACCCGTGGCAGGCGCATCCCGGTTCTGCCCTCTGGTACGTGTGGGCAGCCGCTGGTGACCTCGGGGAATTGCTGGCATTTTTGGAGTCAAGACCGGAAATATCCGCACTTGTGTATCATCGGCACGGCCGCAGGATTTTCCGGAACGCCCATGAGATCCGGAAATTCCAACGCCGCCCAGAAGGAAGCAGAGGCCAACCGCAAGCAGTCGCAGCGCCAATTCAGCCAGCAGATGAAACTGATGGAAAAGCAGCTGAAGGCTCAGAAGCAATTGGCCCCGCCCGCACCGGAGCCGATGGCCCCGATGGCAACCCGGTCAGCCTCTGACGCCGCAGCCCAGCGCCGCGAGATGAGCCGAGCAGCCGGACGCCGATACGGGTTCGCGCAGTCCGTGAGCGGTTCGATGCTTGGAAGCCCAACCATCCTATGACGCTGGCCGAACGCCTACTTGAGGAACTGGCGCAGCTGGACGGTGACGCGACCAGTTGGGAAAACATCTGGCGGGAATGCGCGGAACTTTGCCTGCCGGAACGCTGGCTCACGTTTTCCACGGCCAGCAACACACCGTCGCCCTCCATCCGGAAGTATGCAGCCATTGCCCAGGACTCCCTGCGGGTTCTGACCTCCGGCCTGCTTGGATGGACGACACCGTCACAGACTCCATGGTTCCGGTGGGAGCCAACCGAAGGCCGTGAGGGATCGGAAGCCCTTAAGTCATGGCTCGCCCAAAGCAGCCAGAAAGCCCACCGGATTCTCGGGAACTCCAATTTCTACACCGTCGCCCACCAGTTCCACCTTGAGCGATGCACCTACGGGACCGCAGCCATGATGGTCGAACCGGGCCGCAACGGTGCCGCGCTCAACTTCAAGCTTTGGCCCGCCGGATCATTCAGATTCTCCGAGAACGCAGCCGGCATTGCCGACCGGGTCTTTCGGAAGTATCGACTGACCGCACGCCAAGCGGTCGAACTGTTCGGACCAGACGCGCCGGACCAGTGCCAGAAAGAGGTGAGCGGCAACAAGGGCAACACGCTGCACGAATTCCTGCATGCCATTGTCCCCCGCGCCCCGGCCGACCGAAACCCACGCGGTGGCCCGTTCGGACTCCCGGTGGCCAGCTACCAGATTCACAAGGCGTCCAAGAAGATCACGGCGGAATCCGGCTTTGAATCAATGCCCGTATTCGTGAGCCGCTGGCTCCGGTGGCACGACGATTCCGTGTGGGGAATCAGCCCAGCCATCATCAGCATTGCCGACATCGAAGGCGTGAACAAGGTCAACCGCCTCCTCGACGCCCGCATGCAGCTAGGCGTGGAGCCGCGCATCATCGCCAAAACGGGAGCCGTTGGCCACATCGATCTGAGCGCCGGCGGAGTGACGCAGGTGCGCGACATGGCCGACGCGCCGCAGACTTGGGCAGATTCCGGAGCCGATTACCGGATCGGAATGGACGTGCTGGAGCGGAGGGAGCAATTCATCCGCCGCGCCTTCCATGCCACGCTCTTCGAGGCCGTCTCACCCATCGACCGGGAGATGACCGCCACCGAGATCCTCGCCCGCCAGCGTGAGCAGGTTGGCCAGATCAGTCCGGCATTCACCCTGCTGACCACGGAATTCTTGAACCCGCTCCTCGAAGCCGTCTTCATGAGGCTGGTCATTTCGGGGAGGTTTGGCGAGGTGCCGCCGGACGCCGTGGCAGACACGCCAAGCGGACAGCAGATCCTCTTCCCAGCCACGGTGCAGACCAGCCGTCTGGCCTTCGCTGTGGACAGCCTCAACTCCGAAGCCCTGCTCTCCACTGTTGGGGAGATGGGTCCGCTCATCCAAGCGCAGCCGTCCCTGCTCGACAATCTGAACCTCGACCAAGCCCTCCGCGAGATTGCCCGTGGGCGTGGCGTTCCAGCCGACTGGATCAACGACCCCGACGCCGTAGCCGAGATCCGGCAGGCGCAGGCCCAGCAGGCGCAGCAGCAGCAAATGCTTGACCTTGCCGCCAAGCAGCCAGAGCTTGCGGCCCAAGCCGCGCAGGCTGGCATGATATGACTCCGCTGGAAAACCAACTCGCCCGCGTGGGGCTGCTCGACCGCTTCCGCGACTCCGCACGCTCCGCACTCTCCGGCCAAGCCGGGACCGATCTGGCCGAATGCCTGATGGCAGTGGCCCATCCCATGTATCCTCCGGAAGGCAGGACACCGGAGGACGTGGCCCGAGAAATCGGACGCAGAGAAATCGTGTCCGCCCTCATTCGCAGCACAACCATCGACCCAGCCACACACCATGAGCGAGACGACCGAACCTACGCCGCCCTCCGATACCCAACCCTCACCTCCAAAACGCCGCCGCCGGAAACCGCAGGTTGAATCCGTCGCCATCGCCTCCGTTGGCGGAACCGGAGAAGCGCCCACGCAAGAACAGCGCCAAGCCTGGACTGTCGGCGCATTGCTCGCCCTCGCCCGTGAGGCAGGCGTCCAATTCCATTGGCTCGCCGGGGAGCAGTCGCCCGCGTTCATCAAGTGGGTGCAGATTTTCCATCCCGATGCCATGCCCACGCTTCGCGCCGCGGGCTGGAACATCGAAGCCCTTCTGAACGAACCACGAATCCAATGAGCGAACAAGCACCACCAGCACCCACGCCCGCACCACCAGCGCCACCGACGCCCGAACCGCCACAGGCCGCGCCGTGGCACGCCGCGCTTTTCGCGGACGACTCCGGGAAGTTCGCAGCGGACTGGACCTCGAAGCTGCCAGAATCCCTTGGGGACTTCCGCGCCATGGCCGCACAGTATCCCGACCTCGGGACGCTGCTGAAATCCCACCGGGACAACATGCAGGCGGCCCGCTCCAAGGGACTGAAGCTTCCAGGGGAACACGCCACGCCGGAAGAGCAGCAGGCATTCCAGGTGGAACTGCGGAAGGTACGCGGCGCACCGGAGACGCCGGACGCCTACGACATCCCCGCCCCCGAAGGTCTGCCGGAAGGCACAGACTGGAAAACTGCCACCGCTGAATTCCGCGCCGTTGCCCATGAGCTTGGGCTCACTCCCGCCGAAGCCCAGCGCCTCGCCGCCTTCGACATGCAGCGGCAGAAGGCCGCGCAGGATCAAGCCGCGCAACTGCGTCAGGGATTCATCGAAGCCGACCAGGCGGAACTGCGGAAGCGCCATGGAGACAACGCCAACGCGATTCTCGCCGAAGCCCGCCAAGCCGCCGCCGAATACCTGCCAGCGGAAGCCTTCGACCCGACCAGCGACGCCTTCATTGGAGTGGCAGCGGTCGATGCGTTTGCCGCACTGGCCACCAAACTGCGGCCCGCAGGACACATCCCCGCGCCGTCCGTTGCCAATCTCAGCCCAGCCGATCTGGCCCGGGACATCCAGACCAACCCGAACAACCCGGACCACGCCGCATTCGTCAGCAGCAGCCACCCGCGTCACAGCGCCGTGGCCGCAAAGGTGACAGCACTCTGGAAACAGGTGCCATAATCTGGCAGGCATAGCAGCCGGAGGATGGCTCCGGAGCGGTTTGTGAGTTCGACCTTGGTGAACACTGCCGGCCCCGCCTTGGAAACAGGGCGGGGTTCTTTCTTGACCACACGCGGGCTGCGCATACTGGACGCCGTGCAGGCATAGAGCCGGAGGATGGCTCCGGACAGGGTCAGTCTTCCCCTTCTTTGAACACTGCGCAAAACTCTTGACGACCGCTGCGAAGATGGCATTCTCGCCACGTCAGCGACGACATGATGAAAGCACGGGGGAGGCCCGGTGGGATTTGAGCACCCGCCGGGTCTCTTTTTTTGCGTTGCAATACGCACACGAGGCCCCTGATTTCCTGCGTCCGACCCGCACGCCGCGGCCTACCGGACGCACCACCGCAGCCTCCGGCCCGCAAGCGCGGCCTACCGAGAACGGCGAGGTAACAACCTCCACTTCTCAATACAATGTCCGATTATTCCGCGAGCCTCGACATTCCGGCTCATTTCAAACGACAGTTCTCCACAAGCTGGGACATGGTTCTCCAGCAGCAGAATCAGAAATTCGCCAACGCCGGCATGACCGCCGCCGACTGGACCGCCAAGGATTACATCTGGCAAGACCTTGATGTCGTCCTCGCCCGTGAAACCACTGGCCAACGATTCGGCGACACGAACCCGCAGGAAATCTCCGGCGGCGCTCGGCGCGGCTCCATGCGCAACTTCGACATCCCTGTCACGCGTGACAAATGGGACAACCAGTGGCTCGAACGGCAGGCGATTCCTGACGGTGATGTCATCAGCACCATGAAGGCTGCGGCCAACCGTCAACTCGACGACGTTTTCATCGCGGCCGCCATTGCCGACGCTGTGGGCGGGCCGGACCCATACACCACGGCCATCCCACTTCCGGCAACCAGTCAGATCGCCGTTGGGTACGTCGGGCCTGGCGAAAGCGCCGGTGACAAAGGCCTGACGCCCTGGAAGATCCTTGAGGCAACCACGCGTTTCGAGACTGCCGAAATCGACCCCACGCAGGAAGAGATGTACCTCGCCATTTCTCCGCGGCAGAAGATCGAGCTGGCCTCATTCATCGCCACCAGCCCGAACGACTACTGGGCCGAAATCATCGGCAAATGGCTGGCCGCAGACAGCATGGGCACGCCCGCCAAGCTGATGGGGTACAACGTCATCATGACCAACCGCCTGCCGTTTGTCACAGCCACCACCACCC